CACTGGCATGGTGGACAAGGACGGTCGCGACCAGGGCGTAGCCAACGCCCGCCGCGTGTGGTCGCACCGGCTGCGCAGCTTCGATGCGGAAACGGTTGCCCGTGCGCTGGAGGTCTGCCAGGACCGTCATCCCGAGTTTCCGCCCACGCTGCCGCAGTTCGTGGCGCTCTGCAATGCCGTGGCGCCCCGCGAGGTGTACCGCGCGGTCGGCTACGAAATGCCGGCCGAGAAGCGCAGCGCCTATGCGGCCAGCGCCCGGGCCGCGATCGCAGCGCAGACCGCGCGGCGCGCCGGCGCACCGGCCCGGCCGGTCGGCGGGCTCGATGGCCTGAAGCAGGCGATCGCGGATGCAGTAGGCACCGCCGGCGGCGATGAAGCGGCCGCGCTCGTGCGGCTCGACCAGATGTTTCCCATTGGAGCAAGACCATGAACCTCTCACAAGTCGCTGCCGTGGCCGTCGATGCCCAGGCTGCCGTGCACCACCTCAACAACGCGGCGCGCAGCGTCGGCCTGTCGCCCACTGGAGAGGCCGTGCGCGATGCACACCGGTCGCGCCTGGCGGTGTGCGCCGAGTACTTCGCGGGCGCGGCGGCAATGAACGACGCGACCTTCGCACCTGCGCCGGAACCGGAGCTGGCATGAGCAAACGCCGTACTCCCATCACCTTCGATGTCGATACGGTGTTCGAGCGCATCCGCCAGGCGCCGATCGGCTGGAGCGAACTAGCTGGCTCGCGCGATGCGACGGTGCGCCGACGCCTTCGACCAGTCATCGACGGCCTTCTGGCCAGCGGTGCCGTCAAGGTCGTTCGCTTCGGCGGAAAGCGCTACCTTGCAGTGGCGGGCTGGGAGCCGTCGAAGCAACAGCTGCTGCAGGATCTCTATGACCGGTGCCGCGCGGTCGACGGCTGCATGGCGTGGGCCGGGCACATCGACCACCTGCGTGGCCCCATCGTGTATGCGGCGTGGGGTGGGACCGAACGATCCGTGCGGCGGCGCGTCTGGGGCCTCTCCCGGGGTCCGCTCGACTACTCCCACACCGTCGCGATGACCTGCGAGAACCCGGAAACCTGCGTGCTGTTCGAGCACATGAAGCGGGTCAGCCGGGGCATCAAGCAGCAGGGGAAGCGCAAGACATTGGCGCATCGGCGCGCGATTGCGCTGGCCAAACGCCAGTCGGCGAAGCTGGACGATGCGAAGGTCGCCGAGATCCTGAGCAGCGAGAAGAGCGGCCGCAGCCTCGCGCGCGAGATGGACGTGAGCTCGGCCACGGTGCAGAAGGTGCGCGTCGGCGATCGCTGGCGCAATTACCGCGCAACCCCGTTCTCGGGACTGGACGCCGCCAACGACCCCGGAAGGCGGTGCGCATGAAGTGCCCGAACTGCGATCGCGCGGCGGCGCGTGCCGACTGGCCAGGCTACACGGCGAATTGCCGCGGATGCATGGCCCGTGGCATTGCCAACGGGCCCGAGTTCTGGCGCTCGCGCCAGGACGGCAGCCTCAGGCCAGAGTACGTCGCCGCGCTGCGAACCATCTGGGGCGACGACTGGAAAGACGGACATGAGGCGGTAAAGGCCGCAGCCGCGCGGCTGGCGGCGCTTCGCAAGTCACCGCAGGAGGCGCTGCTGTGACGCTGAGCATCTTGGGAATCGACCCGGGCGCCTCGACAGGTCTGGCCGGCTTCGACGGGGGCGCGCTGCAATTCCTGCTAACGGTCGAACCGCACGCGATTGAGCATGTGCTGCGCCGCTACATGCCGGCGCGCGTGGTGTTCGAGGACAGCCGGCTCGAGCGGCGTGCATGGAACGCGCGCACGAAGACTGCCTACGGAGCTGCGCTGGCCACGGCCCGGTCGCTGGGGCAGGTCGACGCGTGGTGCAGCCTCATCACCGCGGTTTGCGCCGATCTCGGCATCCCGGCCCACGGCATCAGCCCAACCGAGAAGGGCGCGAAGCTGGACGCCGCAGCATTCACCCGCGCCACCGGCTGGGACGCGCGCAGCAATCAACACGAGCGCGACGCCGCGATGGTGGCGTGGCCATACCGGAGAGCGAAAAATGCCTGACATCGTGCTGGTGCGCCAGCAACCTACCGAACTGTCCGAGGTTGAGCGCGAGGCCGCGCGCCGCGCCATCTTCGGAGTGGTCGACGGGCTGGGGGAACGCGGCCGCCGCCAGTGGCGTCGCCTCTGGAACCGCCTCATGAAGCTGGAGCCTGGCGAGATGATGGAGATCCGCACGGTGCAGCAGCGCATCGGCTGGTACCACCGCAAGCACATGGCGCTGGAGCAGGCGCTGTTCGAGGCGCAAGATCGCTTCGAGGACTTCGAATCGTTCCGCACCTGGTTGAAGGTGGGAGCCGGATTCGTGGACTGGTTTCCTGGCCCGAAGGGCGGGGTCATCCCGGTGCCGAAGTCGATCAGCTACTCCGCGCTGGAGCAGGGCGACATGGAGCAATTCCACGCTGACGCCGTGAATTTCCTGCGCACCGAGCATGCCGGCAAGACCCTTTGGAAGCACCTCGCGCCCGAGAAACGCATCGAGATGCTCGAGTTCGTGCTGGGGAGCTTCGGCGAATGAGTGCTCATCGAACCACGAAATGCGATGCCGGCTTCATCCCGCATCCCGAGTGCATGGTCGCCAGCGGCGACTGCTTCCGCGAGAGCCGTTGCCTCGCAGGGTGTCAGAAGCGCAGCTTTTACCAGCATCAAGCGGATCTACGCACGCTGCTGGAGCGAGTTGCCCAACTGGAAGCGCGGGTCATCCGCCTGGAGCGGGCGAGATGATGCGCCGTACGCCTTTGAAGCGATCGACCTGGTCACGCCGCGGGCAGCCGGAGCCAGGCACCGCGCCAGCGCGCATCAAGCCCGTGGCCAAGCCGCTCGAGCGCCCAGTGCGCTACGCCACACCGGCGAACGAACCGGTGTTCGCGGTTCCGCGCCCGGTGGCGCACCGGAACCGCCGGCTGCTGGATCTCGCTCGCGGCATGCCGTGCTTGCTGCAGGTGCCGGGTGTGTGCAACGGCCGCACCGACACCACCGTGGCCTGCCACAGCAATCTCGGCATCCACGGCAAGGCCGGCGCGCGAAAGGCGGATGACTTCTGGTCGTGCTGGGGCTGCTCGGCCTGCCATCACTGGCTGGACCGTGGGCCCGCAGACGCGCTGGTCAAGGAGGTGGCGTTTCTGGCCGCGCACCTGCAGCAGGTCCTGGCGTGGCGGCAGATCCTTTCGGAGCCTGGGCGCGCCGAGGCCGACCGTCGCGCCGCACAGTGGGCCCTGGATCAGGTCATCCGCATCGTATAAAGCAGCCTGGAGCAGGAGAAAAGAATGGACGACGACGACAAAATCCGCCGCAACCTCATGGTCACCAGTGCCGTCATCATCGGCGTCGCCTGGTTTGATGTGTCTCTTCCCGACGTGCTCGAGCGGCTGTTCTCAATCAAGCAACAAGCCGGCACGCCCGAAAACGTGGTGCAGTTGTCGAACTGGAAGGTCTGGCTCGCCGCTCTCGCGGTGCTCGGCTACATGAGCTGGAGGTATCGCTGGTCGGATGAAATGGAGGTGGCGAAAAAGCTGTTCGAGGAGAGCAGATTCAAGCGCTACCAAGTCCTATTTCATTCGGTTTACATGGTGGAGGTTGTCACCTGGTTCAGACGAGGAGAACTGCCCGCAGATGTTCATCCCAAGATGATCGCGACCTATGCGCAAGTCCTGCCCGAGGCGTTGGTGAAGCAACTCGGTCGGAGGCCCGACAAGGTGTTGCACCTGGGCAGGCCGCCGGAATCCATGACTCTTGATGGAATTCCAACGACGATCTATACCATCTGGGAAGCAGAGACTGGTGCCGCTCACTCGCAACAACAAGCGGTGCATATTTTTATCGATGAGAAGCGACAGCGAGCGCTCTTCAACAGCGCCTGGCGGTATGTGATCGTCAACTCCAAGGCATCAATGTCGCTGGTTTGGCCCGTACTGATTGCAGCCAGCGCGACGTTGATCGTGCTGTACAAGCTCGGCCGTGCCATCCTTGGCTGAATCCACGCGACCTCAGTCGATGAAGACCTCAGACCTCGCTGGCCCAGCCCTCGATGCATTCGTCGCCCGGGCACTGAACGAGCTCCCCGGGACGGCCTACACGAAGGCGTGGCCGGACTTCGACGCGCTGCTCGAGCGGGAGGCCATCCACGTTGCGCCCATGGTGGGCAAAGGCTTCGCCTGGTGCGCCATTGTCGTTGGGCGCACCGGAGGACGGCTGCCGGAGTCCCGCGGGACATGGAAGGAAGGGCCGACGCCGCGCATCGCCGTTGCCCGCGCCATCGTGGCCGCCCGATACGGCGAAGACGCGCCCGAATAGCCAATCCCCTTGCGCCGCGCCGCGGGCCCGCGTTGAATGTTCTTCACTGCGGGGTAGCTCAGACAGCAGAGCACCGGGCTCATAACCCGACCGTCGAGGATGCGAGCGCCTCCCCCGCAACCAGATACACCCCCGAAGGGGCTCAACCGTGATTCGAGCACGGGCCAGAAGGCATGGTGCTGTAGCGCTGCGCAGGGTAGCTACAGCCGAGGCGAGATGTCGCACCCGCCTGCGCCTGGCGCCCCGCATTTGTTCAGCCCGTCATACCGCGACTTCAGCGCGGGCCGCCAGGGCTAAATGGCGGCAGATCTTTACCCGCACGGCGCGGGTCTGCAGGAGCCGCCGGAGGCAGATGTTGATCTGCTCATCCTGCGCCAGGGCAGGGCAACGCGCTGCAGGCGGCCGAGCCTCGGGCATTCCTCCCTCTGCCCGGACTGACCAACGACCGCTTGCAGTCGCGCTGTTGTGTAGGGCGGGCGTGAAGCTCGCACCATCACGCATGCGGATTGCGAGATGCGGGTCCATCGCCCCGCTCTGCGATGGCAGGTAGCAGTCCGCAGTCGTGATGGTGACCGCATGACCGGATCTGGCAGGGCACTGCCCCTGGCACCACGGGACGAGCTCCGATGACCGCCGATTTCCCCGGTGCGAGGAAAGCGCTTCGGACGCGGTGAAGGTAGCCCGGCCACCACCACGTAACGGACCCCTCGGGGTCCGTTTGTCGTTGAGGCCCACGCAAAACGCAATCCCCTTGAAAGCACCACTCGCACCCCGTTGAATGTCCCTACCGCTGCGCATGGGGCCAGCGGCGCCTGTTGTCTCCGCGCGAACGACCTTCGCGCTTCACCCGGTGGGCAACCCCCACCGGGTTTTTTCATGACGAAGCCGAAGTCGCAGACCGTTGCAGCACCTACGAAGCCCACGAAGGCGAAGGCCACCGCGCCCGCGCCGAAGGCAGGTGCCGCTGCAAAGGTGGCAGCAGGCCGCACAAAGTCCCCAACCGCGAAGAAGCGGGCAAAACCATCCCTCCCGCCGGCAACGGCATTCCGCCGCGCTGACGCGCCATCTCCCCAGAGCCCGGCAGCCGTAGAGCCGGCACCACCCGTTGCACCACCGCCACCGAAGCCTCTCACCGACCGTGAGTTGCGCTTCTGCCGTGAGTACGTGCTCGACCAGAACGGCACGCGCGCCTACATGCGTGCGACCGCCTGCCTGAACGAGAAGACCGCGGCCACGGAAGGCTGGAAGCTCCTGAGAAAGCCTGAGATTCAGGCTCAAATCGCTCTGGAACGCGACGATCTGCAGAGGCGCACTGGCGCGACCACCGAAGAACTGGTGCGCGAGCTGCTGTCGATCGTGCGGGCCGATCCGCGCGACCTGGTGGAGTACATCGTCGGCGCGTGTCGCTACTGCCACGGGCTCGACCATCGCTACCACCGCACCCAGGCCGAATACGACCGTGACCTGGCCGCCTTCGAGGACCACGGCAAGCTGCCGCGCCGCTTGCGCAAGAGCAAGGACGCGAGCGAGGTGCAGGACTGGGACGCCGAAGGTGGGCCCGGCTACGACCAGAAGCGCGAGCCGCACAAGGACTGCCCGGAATGTGGCGGCCGTGGCGTGGGCCACACCATCATCAAGGACACCCGGCTGCTGTCGGTCGATGCGGCACGCCTCTATGCCGGCGTGAAGGAGTCGAAGGAGGGCATCGAGGTCAAGATGCACAGCAAGTCCGACGCCATCGAGAAGCTGGCGAAGTACTTGGGCCTCTACGACGCCGACAACCGCCAGAAGAAGGCCGACGATCCGCTCACCGCGCTGCTGGCAGCCATCAGCGGGCCCAGGGCCGCTCTGCCGATCGTGGCGAACCCCTCGGAGGGCAGCGGTGCATGAAGCCCGACTGGTCCCTCGTGAAGCTGCGGGTCGCCCATGGCGATGCGCCGGCGCCGGGCAACGTCCTGCGCATGCCCAGCGGCAGGCGCTACCAGGTGCTCAAGGTCGCCGGCAGGACGCTCCACGTGCTCGTGCTGCCTGCCGCGCACCGCACGGGCCGCGCGAAAGTCATCCCGTGGTTTTGGGCGCCGCGCGGGGGGCGTGCATGAGCGCCAGGACCGAAATCAAGCCAGGCGTGGACATCCCGCACGACTTCATGCCATCGACCGCGCTGGAGTTAGAGGCGTGCCTCGCGGATCCGATGTGGCGGCTGTGCTCCGGCTACCTCTACAAGATCATGACCAAGGCGCCCAGCGACGCCGAGGGCCAGGAAACGAACATCGTGCCGTTCAAGCCCAACCGGGCCCAGCGGCGCCAACTCGCGCGGCTGTGGCATCGGAACGTGATCCTGAAGGCACGGCAGCTCGGCTTCACCACGCTGGTCTGCATCATGTTCCTGGACCACGCGCTGTTCGTGCCGAACCAGCGGTGCGTGATGGTGGCGCAGGACATCCCGAAGGCCACCGCTCTCTTCCGGGACAAGGTCGGCTTCGCCTACGACCGCCTGCCCGCGGCGATCCGTGAGCGCATGCCGTTCACCGAGCGCAGCAAGACGCAGATCGTCTTCGAGAACAACTCGAGCTTCGAGATCACGAACAGCGCGCGCTCCGGTACCGTGCACCGCCTCCACATCAGCGAGATGGGGAAGATCGGCGCGAAGTTTCCGCACAAGGCGACCGAGATCGTGACCGGCTCGTTCCCGGCCGTGCCGATGGGCGGCGGCATGATCATCGTGGAGAGCACGGCGGAAGGGCAGTCCGGCGAGTTCTACAAGATCGTCACCCGGGCGCTGGAGAACGAACAGAAGGGCAAGCCGCTGAACGAGCGCGACTTCCGCCTGAGCTTCTTCCCATGGCATGAAGAGCCCGAATACGTGCTCGCGCAGGACCAGCGCGAGACGAAGGAGGACGCCGAGTACTTCGACGAGATCGAAGCCACCATCGGCAAGAAGCTGACGCGCCAGCAGCGCAATTGGTACATCGCCACCCGCGACGCCGACTTCAGTGGCGACGAAGAGAAGATGTGGCAGGAGTACCCCTCGACCGTCGAGGAAGCCTTCAAGGTGTCCACCGAGGGCGCCTACTACTCGAAGCAGCTGGCCCGTGCCCGCAAGCAGAAGCGCATCGGCTTCTTCCCCCCCAAGGACGGCATCCCGGTCCACACGTTCTGGGACATCGGCGCTGGCGACGGCACCGGTATCTGGCTCATGCAGCAGATCGGCGGCGAGCACCGCTTCATCGAATACATCGAGAACTGGGGCGAGGCCTACAGCTACTACGTCGGCGAGCTGCAGAAGCGCGGTTATGTGTGGGGCACACACCACCTGCCGCACGACGCCGAGCACGAGCGCCAGCAGGGCGACACCACCGAGGCGCCCGTCGACACGCTGCGCAAATCCAAGCTCGGCGGCCGCTGGGAAGTGGTGCCGCGCGTCGAAGACATCAACCACGGCATCCAGCTCACGCGCGCCGCCTTCAGCAACTGCACGTTCGACGAGACGGGCTGCAAAGAGGGCCTCATCCACCTGCAGAACTACCGCAAGGAGTGGGACGAGGCGCGCGGCACCTGGAAGCTCAAGCCGCGGCATGACGAACACAGCGAGGGCGCCGACGCCTATCGCCAGTACGCCCAGGGCTACCGGCCCACCCGCATCGCCGTGCCGGCCAAGAAGGCCGAAACGAACTGGAGAACCGCATGAGTGCTCTGTGCTGCCTTCAAGCCCGGATCCGCGTCCTCGAGGTCGAGCGAGACGGGCTGGTCCGCTGGCGTGACTCAATGCTGGCGGACGAGGGGACGGTCGCCTCGCTGCAGGCGGTTCTCACCACCGACGCCGTCGACCTGTTGGAGGTCGCGGCCGCCGAGCAGGAATGCCCGCCGTCCGAAAGACCCTGGCGCGATGCCTTCAGCCAACTCATCCAACCGAACAGGGAGCCCACGAAGTGAGCAACACCAACATCCTCGGGCCTCAGGGCCTGTCTTTCGTGACGCTGGGCGGCGACCGGGCATGGCGGCAGTTCCGCAAGGGCGACATCGTCGCATCGCTGCAGTGGATCGATGTGCAGGCCCGCGACCCGCAGTTCGAGGAAAGCGGCCCGGTGCCGTGCATGTGCATCTTCCATGCGCACCGCCGCGTGGAGACCAGCGCCTACGTCATCCCGCAGGTCAACGCCTTCAAGTACGCCAACTCGAAGGGCACGGGCATCCCGCGCGAGTTCCTGGCCTGCATCGAGAGCGCCGTGGCCGAACTCGGCTTCGACCGCAACGACCGCTTCGCCCATCACCGGGTGTTCGACCTGGTGCTGGACGCCATGCCCGACCTCATCAAGATGCCCAGCGACCAGCCCGATGCGCTGGAGGTGGCGCGACCCATCGAGGGCATCGAAGCGACCGTGCGGGTAAACGGCAAGGCCATCCACCAGGAGGTGCGCTGATGTTCGAGCTTCGCGAACCCAAGAAGACGGCCGAGGAACTGGAGCGCCAGGAGCGGCCCAGCACCGAGGTCATGGACGGCACCATGCCCACGGTCGAGGGCGAGCGCGACGGCGACACCGACCGCCGCCACCGCACGCTGATCGACATCCTCAACGACGAAGGCGAGCGCCAGGCCGAAGAGCGCTACCAGATGGCCATCGATGAGGACTACAACGATCACCTGCACTGGCGGCCGGAGGATGCTGCCGTCCTGATGGAGCGCGGCCAGGCGCCGCTGGTGTTCAACGAAGGGCGCCAGACCATCGAATGGATCTCGGGCACCGAGAAGCGCATGCGCAAGGACTACAAGGTGCTGCCGCGCGAGCCCGACGACGAGGCTGGTGCCGAGCTCAAGACGAAGCTCATCAAGTACACCGACGACGTAAACATGACGCAGTGGCACCGGTCCAAGGCGTTCAAGCAGATGGCCGTGGCCGGCCTGTCGTGGCTGGAGGAGGGGATCAACTCCAATCCGGAGGAAGAGATCATCTACTCGGGCTCCGACGATTGGCGCAACGTCCTACGCGACAGCCGCAGCCGCGACCTGCTGCAGCGAGATGCCCGATACCTGTTCCGCAAGAAGCGGCTCGACCTCGACTTCGCCCAGGCCCTGCTGAAGAACGTCGCCAAGGGCCGCGTGCACCTGCTGCGCAATGAGGCCTACCGCAACGGCGAAGAGCCCGACGAGCAGGATGCGCCCTGGTACCTGGGCCAGAAGCTGACCGGTGCCAGCGACGTGGGCGGCTCGTGGCGTCGCGCGACCAGCTTCGATGAGCGCTCGGCCTTCATGCAGTCGAACGGCTACTACGACAGCGGACGCCGGCTCAGCGTTGACCTGATCGAGTGCTGGTACCGGGTGCCCGAGGACGTGCAGGTGTTCGTTGGCGGCATGTTCGACGGCCAGATCTACAACGATGCCGACCCGCGCATGGTCTACGCCGTGACGCGCGAGCGGGCCATGCTGCGCGACGCCGTGCGCATGCGCATGCGCGTGATGCTGGCCACGCCGGATTTCTGGTTCTGGGACGGTCCGAGCCCATACCGCCACGGCCAGTTCCTGCTGACGCCGCTCTTCGCCTATCGCCGGGCCCGCGACGGCATGGCCTACGGTGTCTGGCGCGGCATGCGCGACCTTAGCGACGACACCAACAAGCGTCGCAGCAAGGCGCTCTGGTCGCTGTCGGTCAATCGCGTGGTGGCCGATGAGGAAGCCATTCCTGAGGACGGCGACATCGAATCGGTGCGGCGCGAGGCAGCGCGGCCGGACGGGGTCATCATCAAGCGCAAGGGGTCCGAGCTTCGGTTCGAGCCGCACGCGATGGACTTCCAGGGCAATCTAGAGCTGGCGCGCGAGAACACCCAGATCATGCGCAACGTCGGCGGCGTGACGAATGAGAACCTTGGCCAGGACACCAGTGCGCAGAGCGGCAAGGCCATCATCGCCAAGCAGGATCAGGGCTCGCTGACCACCTCCGACCTGTTCGACAACTACCTGCTGGCCATCAAGCAGGCCGGCAAGATCCGGCTGAGCCACATGGAGCAGTTCTGGACCGGCCGCAAGGCGGTGCGCATCGTCGGTGGCCGCAAGCCCATCGAATGGGCGGTTATCAACGAATTCGATCCGGAGACGGGCGAGTTCAAGAACGACATCACCCAGCGCCAGGCCGATTTCGAGGTAGACACGCAGGACTACCGCAGCAGCCTGGCTCAGGCCGCGCTCGAGCAGATGTTCGCGCTGCTGGGCCAGATCGCCACGTTCGCGCCGCAGGTGGTGCTGTCCGTGCTCGACCTGGTGGTGGAGAGCGCCGACATCAAGGACAAAGAGGAGTGGATCACCCGCATCCGCAAGCTCAACGGCCAGCGCGACCCGTCGAAGAAGCCCACGCCGGCCGAAGAAGCGCAGGAGATGCAGGCCGCCAAGAAGCAGGAGAAGGCCGATGCACTGGTCGAACTGCTGGGCGAGGCCGAGCTGAAGCTCAAGCAGGCCACGGCCAGCAAGACCGAGGCAGAAACCACGCTCAAGACGGTGGAGGCGGTGCTGAAGCGCGTGTCGGCCATGGGCATGGCGGTGGATACCGCAGAAGTGATCACCACGGTGCCGCACGTCGTGCAGGCCGCCGATGCGATCACCCAGGCCGCGGGCCTCGATGACCTGGCCGTGCCGCCCGAAGCCGCGGCGATGGCGGCTCCCGCCGCGCCGGCGCCGGAACTGCCGCCTACCAACATGGCCGCCCAGCAGCAGCCAGCCCCCGAACTCTCGCAGCCGCCGGCGCCAACCGACGTGCCGCCGATCGAGTCCCCGCAATCCATCTGATCAACCACAGGAGCAAGAAGCCAATGAATACCTCTTCCCCCACCATCATCAATCCCACGATCGGCCGCCGCGTCTGGTTCTGGCCGTCGAAGCGGACAGGTCAATCCGGCTTCATCTGCCACGATGCCGCCGTACCAATGGACGCCGGCATTGTGTTTGTTCACAGCGACCGTTGCGTCAACCTCGACGTGTGCGACCACGCTGGCAATCACCACGCATTCACGAGCGTCTACCTCGACCAAGGTGACGACTGTCCGAGCGATCCCGATGCTGCCCGTTGTGAATGGATGCCGTTCCAGAAGGGCCGGGCCGCTAGGCAGGAGGCTCAGGCCAAGGAGCCGGCCGTCCTCCCGCGCATCGCCACGCACCGACAGGAGCTCGAGCACTCGGCCGCGCATGCGTTGGCCTCGCGCGTGGCCGAAGTCGGACACAGCGGCAGCAGGCTCGGCAAGGAGGTGCGCGAGTCGCTGGATGCGCTGCTGGGAGAGGGTGAGACGATGCCCGAACCCCGGCTCATCGCGCTGTCCGTTCGCGACCTGTGCGCCGCCGCTGGCGTGACTGCCGAGTGGCCTGTCGGCCAGGGCCTGACCTTCGGCGATGCCCTGGCCGAGCTCAAGAAGGGCCGCCGTGTCGCGCGCGCTGGCTGGAACGGCAAGGGCATGTTCATCTATCTGCAGGACGGGTCCATCAACCCGAACGGCCACGACGCGGGCAAGTTCGCCGCGAATTACGTCAACGGCGTGGATGTCCAGCTTTTCAACTGCGGCGACAAGGGCACGGTCACTCGCATGCCATGCATTTGCATGCATGCGGCCGATGGTTCGACGGTCACCGGTTGGCTTGCCTCCCAGACCGACATGCTGGCCGAAGACTGGGCCGTCCTCCACGGCGAGGCCTCGACCACCACCCCCTAATTCATCACCGGAGAAAACACCACCATGGCAATCAACGACGACCTGAACGGCTCCGACTACGAGAAGCAATTCACCGACGCGGACCCCGACGACAGCGATACCCCCGGTGCGAACCAGCCCGACTCCGACGAGGGCGAGGGCGGCACCGCTGCACCGGCTCCAGCGCCTGCAGCTGCGGCCGCGCCCGCCGCGGCTCCTGCGGCAGCGACCGGCGCAGATCCGGATGAGGTGCCGCCGGCACCGGCTCCCAGCCCGGCCGCTGCACCCGCAACCGAAGCAGCAGCACCCGCAGCCGCACCGGCTGCTGAAGCTCCTGCCGCTGCACCTGTTCCGGAGCCCTACGTGCCCGAGGCGCGCGCGCCGCGCTTCGAGGCCCCCGAGGACGCGCAGGCCCAGATCGACGCAGCGCGCACCAAGCGCGACGAGGCCTTCACCAAGTTCGAAGAGGGCGAGCTCACGCGCGACGAGTACAAGGCGATCGAGAAGGAGACGCTCACCGCTGAGCAGACGCTGCAGGGCGCCATCACCCGCGACGCGGCGGTGCGCGCAGTGCTGCAAACGCAAGCCGAGACGCTCTACGACGAGAAGCGCGCGGACGCCATCAACGTGCTGGTGAGCGCGGGCATCCCGGCCACAAAGGAGAACCTCGAGGAGTTCGACACGCTGACGGCCAGCTACGGCGAACTCGCCGGGCGCCGCGGCATGGTCGACGGGCCCAAGCTCGTAGCCTCGCAATGGGCGCTCGACAGCGCTGTGAAGGCGTTCAAGGCGGCGAATGGTGTGGCGAGTGCGCCGGCGGCGCCTGCGCCAGCTCCCACAGCGGCGCCGGCTGCCGGTGCACCTGCTGCAGCGCCCGCGGCGGCCAAGCCCTCGCAGGCCGAGGCGGAAGCGGCGCGTCGCCCCGACCTCTCGCGCGTGCCCCCGACCCTGGCCAACACGCCTGCGGCGGCCGACGCCACCATCACCGGCAACAAGTTCGCGCACGTGGACTCGATGAGCCGGATGGACCAGGAGAAGGCTGTTGCTTCCATGACCGACGCCGAACTGAACGAGTACCTCAACAAATGAGCCAAGCGCGCACCCGCCTCAAACGAGTCCTCCGTGTGGGCGAGCGGATCACGCTCGACAACGGCCGCATCGTCATCGAACTGGAGCGCCGGCAGGGGCAGGCCGCTGGCCTGTTCTTCGATCTGGCGGCCGACGTGGTGGTCAACAAGCCCACGCCGGAGGAGGCGGAGCGGGCGCGCCAGGCCGAGCCGCCACAGTTCGGTGGCTATCTGTAATGCAATCCCCTTGTCATTGCAAATGGCCACGGTAGATTCCCTGCAATTGGTTCGCAGACACGGCATGCCGTAGGGAGCGAATCAACCCGACCGGGCGGACCCCGGATGTTTGCGCAAGAGGCGCTTGTTCCACAGGAATAGGAGCCTCTCATGCGCACCCTCATTGGCGTCAACGACCCGCAAGCGGTCAAGCGCTGGGCAGCGGCCACGGCCGTAGCCGTCAACAAGAACAGCTACTTCGGTAAGCGTCTCGTCGGCGAAGGCCGCGACTCGCGCCTCCCGATCCAGCGCATCGACGATCTCGAACAGGGCGCGGGTGACGAAGTCACCATCGACCTGCTCATGCCGTCGAACCAGGAGCCGGTCGTCAAGGACCAGACTCTGGACGGCAAGGAACAGGCGCTCAAGTACTACACCGACCGCATGCGCATCGACCAGGTGCGCGGCGGCTTCGACCTCGGCAGTCGCATGACGAAGAAGCGCACCTTGCGCAACATTCGCCAGGATGCCAAGCGCGTCGGCACCGACTGGTGGAAGCGGCTCATGGACGAGCTGTACTTCATCTACCTGAGCGGCTCGCGCGGCACGGGCGCCGGCTACATCTGGTCGGCGGACAACGACTTCTTCACGGTCAACACGATCACCGCGCCCGACTCGATGCACCAGCTGTACGGCGGTGCTGCGACCTCGAAGGCGTCGATGGTGGTGGGCGACACCTTCAAGCTGCGCCTGATCGACAAGGCCGTGGCCAAGGCCGAGACCATGGGCGGCGACGGTACCGACGAACTGTCGATGATCCCCATCGACATCGAAGGCGAAGACCACTACGTGGCCCTGATGCACGTGTGGCAGTTCGACTCGCTGAAGAGCGACACCGCCACCGGCCAATGGCTCGACATCCAGAAGGCGGCTGCTTCGGCTGAAGGGCGCAATAACCCGATCTTCAAGGGCGGCCAGGGCATGTACGCCAACGTGGTACTGCACAAGCACCGCAACGTGATCCGCTTCAGCGACTACGGTGCCGGCGCCAACATCGCCGCGGCCCGTGCGCTGTTCCTGGGTTCCCAGGCAGCCTTCGTGGCCTACGGCGACAACGAGACCGGCACGAAGTTCAAGTGGACCGAGGTCGAGCGCGACCACGAGAACTCGGTGGCGATCGGCCTCTCGTCGATCTTCGGCGTGAAGAAGGCGACCTACAAGTCCAAGGACCTCAGTGTCCAACGCGACTTCGGCGTGATCGCCATGGACACGTCCTGCGTGGACCCGAACGCCTGATGCCGCCGGCCCCGGCGCAAGCCGGGGCATGCCACTCAACCGAATCACTCAGGAGCACGAAATGCCCAAGTACCAAACCGACGTTTTCACGGGCCGCAAGTCGGTCCCGCAACCGGACGATGCCTTCGTCAAGCTGGTTGCGATCGAAGTCCTGTTCCCCGCGGCCGCTCTAGTGGCCAACGACCTCATCGAACTCTGCCGCCTGCCGCCCGATGTGCAGGTGGTCGATTTCGAGGTGATCGCTCCCCAGCTCGACAGCAACGGCGCGCCGACCCTGGCCTTCAGCCTGGGTTCGGAGAACGCCGGCGGCACCGATCTGGGCGTGGTCTTCGAGGCAGGCCTGATCCCCGGCCGCGGCGCCAATGGCTCGATCGTGCGCGCCACGTCGGCCGCTGCCCTGGCGGCCGACGCCACTGCCGAGCGCGTGATCGCCCTGAAGGTGACCACCGCAGCCGCAACCAGCGCGACGGCCGGCAAGAAGGCCCTCGTCGTACTTCACCTCAAAGCCTGATCGCTGGCCCGGTGTGTGTGGAGGCGGGCCGTGTGGTGCGGCCCGCTTTTTCGTTTCGATTTAACCCCCTGAAGGAAGCAAGATGCTGATTCAAGCCTACCGGCGCAAGGAACCCATCGAGGTTTCGCTCACGACGCGCCTCATCAAGTTCTACCTGAACGATCTGCAGCACGTCGTGGCCGATGTCGATGCCGAGGAGCGCGACATCCTGGTCGACGGTGTGCCGGAAGCCTATCGCGACTACGGCGAGGACGTGGCCGCCCAGCCGAGCGCCGAGGAAGTGGCCCGCGCCGAAGCCGCGGCGAAGGCCCAGAAAGAGACGGACGAGCGCGCCGAGGCCGAGCGCGTGGCCGCGGAATCCCGTGCGAGCCAGGTGCTGCTCGGCTCCAACGTGCTGGACAGCGTCATCGACTTGACCGGCAACACGACGGCGGCCCTCGGCGAGGTGGTACCGCGCGCGCACACGCGCAGCGGGCTCACGGTGGCGGAGTGGAACGAGCTCGAGCCGGCCGAACGTGAAGCCAAGCTCGCCACCGAGGTGGAGATCATGACCGAGGAGGCCGAAACCGCGGAAGCTGAAGCCGCTGACGCCATCCGCGTGCAGGCGGAAAAGGACGCTGCCGCCGCGAAGGAGGCCGCTGAAGCCGCTGCCGCCAAGAAGTTCGTGCTGGTCGCCGGCGAAGAGACCTTCGACCTGAAGACCTATGACGACAAGAAGCTGCGCGAGTTCGCGAAGCAATACAGCGTGCCGCTGGCCGGCGGGCTCAAGGGCGACCAGATCCGCCAGGCCATCGTCGACAAGCTGGTGCCGCCGACCGCGGCCTGATCGATGAAGGCTTCGGATGTCATTGGCAGCGCGCGCAAGCTGCTCGTGGACCCCACCGGGGTCCGCTGGCCTGATGCCGACCTCCTGGGCTGGGTAGGCGAGGCCCAGCTGCAGGTGATCGCCGTGCGCCCCGATGCGAACTCGAAGCGCGCGGACCTGACGCTGGTCGCCGGCATCGAGCAGGCCATTCCTGCCGATGGCACCCGGCTCCTGAGCGTGCTGCAGAACGTGGGCGGGAGGGTCATTACCCTCATCAGCCGGAACGAACTCAGTTCGATCGACGTCAACTGGCCGCTGTCCACCGCACGCGCCGCCCAGCGGCACTACATGTTCGACGCCGACACGCCGAAGGTCTTCGAGGTGTGGCCGCCGGCCATCGCGGGCAACAAGGCTCGCATCGCCTATGCAGCCATCCCCGCGGCAATCGCTGCCGCGACTGATGACCTGACGCTCGACGACATCTATCTGCCCTGCCTCACGGACTGGGTCTGCTACCGCGCCTACGAAACCGACAGCGATGACCCGAGCGATGTGAGTCGGGCCGCCAACCACCTTGCCGCCTTCATGCAGGCGCTGACCGGCAAGTCGCAATCTGATGTGGCCTACGAGCCGAAGCGGAAGTGAGATGAAGGCCTTCGACCAGTTCTTCCCCGACGTGCTGCCCGAGGCGCCTGGCGTTACCGAGCCGATCGCGGAGCACGCGCTGTTGCGCGCGGCCCAGCGGTTCTGCGACCTCACCCGCGCGTGGCGCGTGGTGCTGGACCCCACCACGACCATCGCAGGCATTGACGAGTACGACCTCGAGTTGCCGCGCAACACCGAGCTCGTGCGCATCGAGTCCGCGAAGCTCGGCGGGGCCGACATCGAGGTGGCGACCAAGGACAACGCTTCCCGTCTGCGGGACTACGTGTTCTGCCCGGATGGGCAACTTCTGTACGTGAATCCGGTACCAGCGGGCGCGGCCGTGATCCAGATCACCGCGACGCTGAAGCCTGGTAACAGTGCAACCGGCGTCGAGGATTTCCTGTTCGATCGCTACGTCAGCGTGATCGCCGCCGGTGCCGTGGCCAAGCTGATGCAGCAGCCCATGAAGCCGTACAGCAGTGGGGAAGGGGTGGCGCGCTGGGCTGCATTCGAAGCCCGGTGCGCGTCGATCCGCAATTCCCTATGGCGCGGGCTGGCGAACAACTCGCCGCGCGCAGTCGCGAATTTCTTCTGAGCCAGGACTATGAGCACCATCCCAACCTGCGCCGTCTATTCGACCGTCCGTGACTCGGTAGGTGGTGAGCCGCTCGCCAACGCGACGGTCACTGCAAGCCTCTCGTCATACGAGATCTACGACGGGTTCGTGGTGCCCCGGAACATCGCCACGACGACGGATGCGGATGGGTACTTTGTGCTCGATCTGTTCCCGAACGAATTGGGGAGCGCTTCATCGTTCTACGAGATCAAGATCATTGCCCCCAACGGCAAAACGCTGCGCACGGTCAGCGTGGTGCCAAACCTGACCACGGCAGACCTGTCCGAGATCTCGGAAATCCCCCCTTATGAAGGGAAGCCAGACGGCGCCATAGTGTTGGCGGCCGTCATCGCCGCCAGGACTGCAACCGAAGCATTGCGCGACGAAGCAGCCTTGTCAGCGGGAGAAGCAGCTGCGAGCGCCGCAGCCGCACAAGGCAGCGAGGATCAGGTCGCGGCTGATGCACTAGCAGCGAGCAATGCTGCCACTGCCGCGGCGAACGACGCCATCACCGCGAACCAGGCGAAGGTGGATGCTCAGGCGGCGCAATCGAAGGCCCAGCAGTGGGCCACCAAGACCGATGGCGAAGTGGAGGTGGGGCAGGGTCGCGGCGCAAAGTACTACGCCGAACAGGCTGTCATCACGCTCGAAAGCGCCGCCAAGACTGCCGATCTCGCGGACACGGTGGATGAGACCAAGGGCTCTGGTCGGCTCGGCTTCAGCGCGCTGCTGGCTTATGCAGCTGGCACGTTGGGGGCGTTCGTAAAGACCCTAGCCACGCGCGCCGAGTTGGCGGTGGATGAAGGAGCGGCGTTGGTTGGCGGCGTCACGCCGATCTACACGATCAAGGACTTCCGAAAGGGAGGCGGCACCGACTCGGAAATCATCAACCGCGCCCTGCGCAAAATCGAAACCGATGCATTTCCCGGCTCGCGACTGGTTTTCGAGAATGGCCGCCACTACACCTACGACAGTTCGCACAGCCTCGGGTATATCAACGACTTGGAGATCGACCTCAACGGCGCGCTGCTGAAGCGGGCGAACTCGACGGCAACAAACACGACCCTCGCGGCGGATCTGGATGCCACGGGCGTACCAGGTCGCACCATGGTGCTGGCCAACGTCCCCGCCAACTGGAACGTTGGCGACTTGGTTGCCGCGGTCACCGGAAATACCGATGCGCTGGCGTCCAACGTGCGCCGCATCACGGCCATCAATCGCGGCACCA